TCGTTGCTCGCCTTTGAAGTACGGCTCGCCAACAGGTTCGCCGTTCTTAATACGCTTGGCTATAATCTCATACTCATCCAGTACATAAGTATACTTCTTGTATTCTTTAGCATAGTGAGGTGAGCTTGTAGCTTTGTTAATGTGTGCGTCCCACACACTGCTGGCTACTGCATTGCCTAATGATCTAGGTTTCTTCATGGCTTATAATACTCCGCTACTTTTTTACCGCTTGGAAGTTCAATCATAATTTTTTCTATATGATAGCCAGAAGTTTTTAGCTCAGATATTCTAGCTGATAATCTAAAGCAGCCGAATAAATCTAATGCTTCTAGTGAAGTTAATCGCTTACCTTTTTCAAGATGAGCTTTTATCATTTTGTTTTGATTCTCCATTTGCGTTCTCCATAAGTTTAAGGAATTGATCACCGCTCATGATGACCAGAGTTTGCGGACTTCCTGTCCGTCTTTTATAGAAGGCAATGTCTCGCCTATCTAATACTGTAAATGGGCTAGGGAAGTTAGACTTATCCCTATACTTTACTTCTCCCACCAGTTCTTGTCCGAAGAGTTCGAGCTTGATGTCGCCGCTATACTCTCCTCCCAAGCTGCCTGAGAGGGGCTGCCTTTTCGCTTTGATCTTCGCTTTCGTAAGCCAATCGACGAACCATTTTTCGTGGTAAGTTCCCTTGTTCTTGTTACGGTTTGCCATTTGTCCTCCTCATAGCAATGAAGGCAGACATACCAATGCTTCTCGTAAGTAGCTGCGCCATTGTTTTTAAGTATTGCAACGAACCAAGTGGTAGTAGTTTGACACGCAATGCAATTAATCGCACTGCCTTTTTTTGACTTCGATGTCATAGCCTAAAGCATCCAGCCAACACATTAGCATGAATCCAGATGGGATACGCTTCTGTGCTTCCCATTTGTGGATCAGTGATACAGTGCATCCGATTTTATGAGCTAATGCTTCTTGGCTTAAACTTAGCTCGTACCGAGCGTCGGTTAATATCTTTACCAGAAGCGCGTAGTCTTTCGGTATGCTCACGGGCTTGTTGTATCGAGTGAAGTTCTTCGATAGCATTGATTACTTTCACTGCTGTATCATACCTTAGTTCAGTGTCTCCATTGATTGATCTATAGTAAGTTGACGTTGGAACGCTGGCTCGTTTGAAAGACAAGAGCAAAGAGATAGATGTTTCCTTTGCTCTGTCTTGTAAGTATTCAAGATATGATTTCATGCTGCATTAGTGCAGCAAGTCAGTCATCATTGTCAAGATCTTCTGGTTCTATTTCAATCTCACAGTCACCATTACAATTAAAGCAAGTGTCTTTGTACTCTTCTTCGTAGCCTACATCGACATCGAAACCTTGCCTAATAAATCTAGAGTAAGTCAGAGTGCCATGACCGTAGCACTCTGGGCATTCAATAAGGGATGTGGTCATCAACATCTGGTATGTCATGGTTGTCCTCCCAAGCTTTGGTTGCACGTTGCAGAAACTTCTCACGATTGAATCGTGGGTTAGTTTTCTCTAGCTCATCAGCTATTGAATGTAAGTGAGAGGGCCAACCTACCATTGGCCCAATCGTATCTGCAATAAATTCATAGTGTTGTTTACTCATCCGCATTTTTATTTTCCATTTTCCAGACACGAATACCGTTATCAACTTTTCTAGTTATTGCGTTATAACCCAGTCTTTTTATAGTTAGAGTAAAGCTATTTGCTTTTGTTCTATCTTCAACAACAACGCTATCTCCAACTTCCATTTCTTTTATAATATTTGCTAAACGACCTGAGCCATTATGTCCGTGAGCAGATACTGGAATATTCTTTTCAATTTTATAGTTCATTGTGGTTCTCCTTTGATTTACAAATAGCCATACAAGATTCATATGACCCGTTGCCTTTCCATGTGTGAAGGTTATCGATACGTCCTTCGTTAAGTTCTTGCTCTGCTACTGCAAAGGCTTTAGCTTTTGTTTTATGTTTAGTTGACAGCCTCAATGGGCTGCCCTCTGTTTGCTTGGTGTACCACCAAGAGCTTTTCTTTTTGTATACTTCTCCGTGTCTCATGCCATCTCCATCCATTGCTTTGATTTCATTGCGCTAGCAATCTGTAGTTCACGATTGTACTTAGCGATCTCTGGCTTACGCAGATCTTGTGTGTGCGTAGCCCAGTAAGTAAGGCAGTTGTATAGCGCCCACTTATTGGAGCCAAGGCTGCTGCGCTCATCGCTCCAAATACTTAGCAAGTTTTCTAGTTGCTTTTCGTTGGTCTTGGTGACTGACTGCTGGCGTGTGAATGCTTTGCAGACAGTCTTCTTAAAGAAGTTCTCGATCTGTTGTTGCTCTAGCTTGGTTTGCATCCAGCTTTGCCAGACATCCTTGCGAGATTGAAAGTGTTCAAGGCCATTGACTACCTTGGCTGCTGCGCCTTCGACGTTAATGGATGCGGTGTGCTTGTACCTACTACGCGCTACTGTATCAGGTGTAGTGCAACCATTGAGGCACCATAGTCGTAAGCCATTGGCTTGCTGAGAGAAAGACCAAGACGCATCGTAGCTATTGAAGAAGCTGACTCGGAACTTAACATAGTCACCGACTGCGGGTTCAACAGTAAGATTATTAAATAGTATCTCACCTCTTAGCTTGCGTCCGTCTTCAAGTACATCGACGCTGACTTCATAATCAGCTGATAGATCTGCTGACTTTACTCCGTCAAGAACTGAGTTGACTACATCATCGTGCGATACGATCTTGTAACGTGATCCGTGTACGCCCAACACCTGATCGGTGTCGGTACGCACAACAGCTTGATGACCAGCAATGATATTGCCAAGCTGGTCATGGATTGGTTGTTGCTCAACAGGAAAGTTGAAGTCGTTCATTGAGAAATGTTTCATGCTATACCTCCTCTAATTTTGCATGTATTTCTGCAAAGCAATTTGCAATTTGTTCCATTGCATGTGGTCTTTTGCAGTTTTTAATTACATCTGAGTGATCTTTGAGAAATTCATGGATCGCTTCGATGTCACCTCTAACAAACATTACCGATACAGGTAGGTCTGCGTAATCAATGTAGTTGAGTCTCATGTTAGTTCTCCGTTGGTTATGCCCTGCATTATTGCAGTGACAATAGTTAAAGTCATTAGTTACGTTGCGTCACTTTGTTGAGGATATAAGTTTTCATAGTGCATATACCTCTGAGCTATTAGCTGTAGTCTTTTAAAGACAGCCTCATTCTTTTGTAGTTTTTCTAATGTTCCTAAAGCTCCATTGCATGAGTCACATAAAAGGTGTCGAACAACTTTTATTGAGGTGTCATGCTTATGGTCTACAACATATCTAACATGCTCATTGAATGGACGTTTACATCCATCGCAGCAATATTCTTGCCACTCTAACTGAGCATCTATCCATCTTTGATCTATGCCATAGTTTTGCTTTAATCTTTGAAACTTCTTTTGAATTGGTGTGCTTGGCATTTACTCAATCCTTTTTTGGTTTTCGTTTTGGTTTTATCGGTGATGTTTCGTGCTTGTGAATGACGCACTGCATCTCACCGTGAGCAAGTGACTGATTCGTTTTTAAAAACTGATCGCATTCTTCTGGCGTAGAGAATGCCACGAATGCAATCCAAACTGTCTTGAGCATGCTGTCTCCTAAGTTAGCAATGATAAGCATAGAAACAGTGCCGCGAAGAGCGACACTGCTGTGATGAAATCGAGTGGTGTTGGCATAACACCTCCTGTTGTAAACAAAGAAATAGGGCGACCGTTAAGCCGCCCTGATGTTTAAGCTACCAGTTCTCTTATTTCTTTAAGCTCTGCCTCTGAAAGCTGTTTGCGTGGTCCTGTCGGCGTATGGGCCTGATTCTTAGGCATCCAAGTATTTCCAGCAATACTTTCATAGACTGCAACCTCACAAGCATGAAGCTGTTGGGCGACTTTAATCTTAGCTTTGTTTAATTCCATGTTACTCTGCGCTCGTGATTGCTTAGATTCACTTTCAGCTTGCTCAAAGTCAATTAAGTCGTCAGCTAACAGCTTCTTGTAGTAGAAAACATTGCGTCTGCTAGAATAACAATTACCTGACTGGACTGCTTCCAAGTATCTGTCATCAGGTGCCTCGGTTGAATAAGATTTGAACAGAGCGATAGTTGCAGCGAGACGCGCATGAGCAGCGGCAAGAGCTTTTTTGTCAAGAGTAGTGGTCATGATATTTCTCCAAATATAAGTTACAAGTCACGCAGCGGACTGCCCGCTGCGCCCCTCCCGATAACATGGAGGAAAAACGCGACCCAAAGGGTCGTGCTTGCAGTTCGCATAGAATCCCCACAAGGCAGAGCCAGTTACCCACCACCAACGTTGCCATAAACACAATGACCAAAGCTAAGAAAGGATTCGTCATTGCGAAATGTTTTTACCCATGTTTCGGATTAGAGGGGAGTAGCGGGTAGGACGTTGAGGGATGCCAGTAACGCAATGTGCAGGAGACATGTCGTGGCCGCTGCTTGTAGACAAGAAAGCCCTTGCCAAAGCTGCTCATGTGGCGGATCGCATTGCAACTGTCGCTCTGGGCAAATCTTTTCTACCGAGCCTAACTGTTAACTGGCTGATGCTAACTGGAAGCAGTTCGGTCAGGTTGTTATTCTGCACGCAATGTTGGATACAGCAAGAAGATGTTGGTTGACTATTGAGTTTGAGCGCTGAAAGTAAGCTATGAAATCACGAGTCAACATGGAATTTAGCAAGGCTAAGATCGTTCAACAGCCTTGCTGTAGGTTGCTCTATGTAAGTTGCTAGGAATACTGACCCTAAGCCTCAGGACAATTTGCTGACAGGCTGCAAACTGCTCAGAGGTAGAGCTAAGAAATAAGATGGTTGCTAATATCTAGGGCGCTTAGCGGTTGTGCTATTTATGGTGTCAACTGGAATAATCAGGTGTGACGTAAGGTAATTAGTATAGTTACGTAACGTCACTCTTGACAAGCAATGTAGAAATAGTGTCGTAATGGGGGGAGAGAGGGAGAGGGGGGCTAGTGAATGAGATATAAGCCCCAGTGTTTATACAATCCTTCTTAATGATAGCTTACAGCATCTAGCAAACACAGAGGACAGCAGTTAGCTAGATGTTAGTCACTGCTGAGAAGAAGGATTGATATGGTTCCTGCTAGGAAATTAACAGAGAAACAAGAAGCTCTGGTGGATACACTCGTAGCTGAAGGGTGTACTATAGCTAAGGCTGCTGAGCTAGCTGGGTATGCTGTTGGCGAGTCTGGAAGAGTAAGTGCACACAGAGCGCTCAAAGCTCCACACGTGCAGCAATACATGCAGATGAGAATGAATGAAGTGTTTGGGCTTAGTGCTACTAGCGCTCTAGCTACAGTACGCCGGTTGTCTAATGGTGCTAAGTCTGAGTACGTTCAGCTAGAAGCTAGTAAGGATTTGTTGGATCGTGCTGGCTATAAACCTATCGATAGAAGTCAGGTACAGGTGGCTGGTGACATCAAGGTCAGTATTGATCTAGGTTAATTCGTTGCAAGCTAGGCTGTAGCAGGGGGGTAGGGGGAAAAACCTAGCAGCTAGTTACTGTAATAGTCCCTCACTCACATTGTTAGCCCTAAAGGTTTGTGCATTGCACCAAACACAGTGGGCTGCCATTGAAACGCTAAAGCGTTCCACTGTTTTGTGCATTGCCTAGTAATATTTTTTTAGTGTAGGGGTATTTTATGAGTAGGTATGAGAAGAAGCCTGAGGCTCAGCCACCGCGAGCGGATATGAGTGTTGCTAAGGCTGCATTAAAGAGTGTTGGATATGGTCGCTAAGAAGTATCAGAATCCTGAGGGTGGTTTGAATGCTGCTGGTCGCAGGTATTTTAAGAACAAGACTGGTGCTAATTTAAAGAGGCCTCAGCCTGAGGGTGGGCCTAGGAAGAAGTCTTTTTGCGCTAGGATGAGTGGTGTTAAGGGGCCGATGAAAGATGAGAAGGGCCGTCCTACTAGGAAGGCTTTAGCTTTACGGAAGTGGAAGTGCTAATGTGTTTTGGTGGTGGTGGCAGGAGTGCCAAAGAGATTTACGAAGAGAAGAAGCCGGAAGATAAGCCGCTTCCTTCTTTGAGTATGAAGCCTGTTGAGCGCGGTGATCAGGAGTTAGGTGATGTTCCGTATCAGCGGAAGGGAAAGCAACGCAGAAGTTTA